CCTGGAGAAACACCTCGTCCACCTGGGATGGGTGACTATCCTGGTCACATGGCACACACGACTGCTCAGACTCCTGCTATGCGTAAATACATAGCTAATGCTGGAGCTGTGGACATGAAATCTCCTAAGGTTCCTGTCTACATCCAGGCTGCTCTTCCTGAAGAGTTAGGAGGATCTTGGAGAGTTCCTGTAGGGGATGCTCACTGGTCCAGGGCTGTCGGATTACCTGACACAAGAAATTTAAAAAAAGTTGATGGTGTGTATAAGGTTAATGATGCTTCGGTATCTCCTTCGGAGCTAGGTTCACTAACTCCCTGGTTTTCATCAATTGCTGATGATGTAGGAATACTTCCTGTACCTGCTCAGGCTAGATTGTGGGGAACAGCAAGCCACGCAACAGGGGTTGAGTCACCTATTGGAGCGTCTAAGTTAGAGTTAGTAGCAAACAAAATATACGACCAAGCCCAGAAAAGAGGCGTTGATCCTAAGCTGTTTAGAGATTACGTCTTAGCAGGAGGTGATGTTAAAAAGTTAGGTTTAAGCTCTGCTGCGCTTGCGTCATTAGTTGGTATTCCTGCACATGCTAGTGAAAACGCACTAACAGAAGCTGGTGGGATGTTGTCAGGAACAGATCTGTCATTAGCTCGCAGAGATGATAGACCATTTTTTAAGACTATGGGAGAGTACGGATTATCAGCACTTAGAGGGATACCGTTAGGCATTATAGATACGGCTTATGCTATTGAAGACGCTGCCAAATATCTTGGGATGATGCCTGACAATAGTGCGTATGTTCCAAGTTCGGTAAGCGAACAAACAAGAGAAAACATGAGAAACCTAATTCCAGATTATGAAGCAAAGTATGCAACTGATGAGGACAAAAGTATTTTTGAATTTTTAGGTGGTTTATTTTCTCCAATTTAAGGAAACAATATGAGTCGAATGCCGGAGTTTATAGATAGAATAAACAATCCACAAAACTATCCTTACATTGATAAGACAGAAAAAGGTGCGTTCATGGATCAAGAAAGATACGCTACGCATTTAATGTCTAACACTACGGTAGACGGCAGACCTATAGCTTTTCCTATGATCCAATATATACCTGAAACTGGAGAGCTTTATGAGTTTAAAGATTTTAAAAATGCTAGGGATCATGCTATGCGTACAGGAAACTTTAAAGAGTTTAAAACAGAAGATGAAGCACTAGACTACGCTAAGAATTATAAAAAAGGTACTCCACTAGAAAAATTCAAACCTGGGAAATAAAAATGGCTGAGAACTATAATACAGATTTCATGGAAGAAGAAGCACCTGAAACACAAAGTGAGAAAGAGCTGGTGTCTTTCGTGGTTGACCACTGTGACAGGTGGAGAGACTGGAGGGATACTAATTATGAAACCAAGTGGGATGAATATGAAAGGATATACTATGGAGTTTGGAGCGCGGAAGATCGTACAAGGGACAGTGAGCGTAGTAAAATCATTAGTCCTGCTACCCGTCAAGCTGTTGATAACCGGGTTGCGGAAACTATGGAAGGCTTTGCTGGATCCGGAAAACTGTTTGAAATAAGTGATGATGGTTTAGATCAGAATCCTGCTGACGTTGAACAGATGCAACGTCTTTTATTAGAAGACACTCATAATAATGCTTATTTAAACAACGTATCATCTATTGTTAAACTTTCCGAGATATACGGTACTGGTATTGGTGAAATTTTAGTAAAAACTGAAATGGAAAGAGTACCTACTACCCAGGATATACCAGAACAAGGTATCTCAGAAGTTGGCGTTACTGAAAGAGAAAAAATATCTGTAAAAGTTAAACCTGTAAACCCTAGAAATCTTTTAATTGATCCTAACGCTGACTCGGTAGATGAATCTTTAGGTGTAGGGGTAGAAGAATATCTCAGCTATCACCAGGTAGTTCGAGGAATTACTTCCGGGGTTTATAGGAACGTAGATGTTAAACCTTCTTATGATAATGACGATTTAGATGATTCACAGCTTGATTCTACTCAGTATCGAGACGATAAAGTTAAGGTTATTCGTTATTATGGGTTAGTACCTAGAGATTTATTAGAATCTTCAGGTGAAGTAGAGCAAAAAGCAGAAGAACTGTTCCCGGATGATGATGAAGCTGCTGAATTGTCTGATTTAGTCGAGGCTATAGTAGTTATTGCTAACGATTCTCAGCTTTTAAAGGCAGAACGATCTCCATACATGATGGAAGACAGACCTATTATTGCGTATAGACCTGAGGTTCGTCCAGGACGTTTCTACGGTGTTGGAACAGTCGAGAAGGCATATAATATGCAAAAAGCTATCGATGCCCAGCTACGCTCTCATATGGACTCTCTGGCACTGACTACAGCACCTATGATGGGTATAGACGCGACAAGATTACCGAGAGGTATGAAGTTTGAAGTTAGACCTGGTAAAAACATACTAACTAATGGCAATCCTACAGAAATCTTACAGCCGTTTAAATTTGGGAGTACGGATGCTTCTAACTACGACACAGCAAAAGGTTTTGAAGCAATGCTGCTACAAGCTACAGGCACACTAGACTCGGCAGAGTTGGTCAAGAGTGCAGCAGGAGGTGCAGGACAGAACAACGGCATGGGAATGTCGTTAGCTATGTCTGCCATCGTTAAAAAGAACAAGGTAGCGATGGCTTCGTTTCAGGATGACTTCATCATTCCAATGGTTAAGAAAGTTGCGTATCGGTATATGCAGTTTGACCCAGAACGATATCCAATGAAAGACTTCAAGTTTACTACGATGTCTTCCATTGGTGCTTTAGCTAGAGAGCATGAGCAGCAGCAGTTGATTGGTCTGTTACAGACACTGGGACCAAATTCACCTATTGTTCCTGTCATTCTTAAAAGCATAGTGTCTACCTCTGGTCTGTTAAACAGAGAAGAGCTAGTGGCTCAGTTAGATCAAATGTCTCAGCCTAATCCACAGGCTCAAGAAATGCAGATGCAAGCACAGCAAGCTCAGTTGCAGTACCTGGCAGCTCAGACTGCTGAGTTACAGGCTAGAGCGCAGGAGTCTGTAGCTGATGCTCAAGAGGCACAGGCTAATGCTCAGAAGATAATGATTGAAGCGTCTTTAATGGAGGACAAGGTTAAGACTGACATGATTAGAAACTTGTCAGCTAACATTAAAGATGAGGACACTGAAGAGTTTCAGAAGAGAGCTAAGATTGCTGATCTAATGATTAAAGAAAAAGATATTGAATCAAAAGAAAGGATAGTCAATAAGCAAATGCAAGAGAAAAGGATGACTCAATAAAGAGAGGGGCTTACGCCCCTTTCAAGAAATTGGTTAATGTTTTTGGCAAGCCTTCCGAGTAGGTCCAAGAAGCAAACTCTAAGACTTGTTTTTTACATCTTGTTATTGGATTACCTCTTTGGGGATTTGTTCCTAAACATGGATCACCTTTAACAACCTCTTCAAATTTGTCGGCTACTTTATTAGCCACTTTGACAACTCGAATTGGCGTGGTCATCACAACCACTTTAGTCCATTTCCTTCCTCTCTGATCTACAAGAGCAAATCGTGTTGTGTTGTCGAAGTGTCGTGTTCTGATTAATTTCATTTTGAATCTCCTAGTTGTTGTGTGTTTCTCAAGTGTTGAATCTATTTTAAGACCTAATTTCAGAAAAGTAAACACTTTGCACAATTATTTTGTTATATAAATACGATTTTTTATAATAAAAAGCTATATAAGCAAATAATTTAGACAAACCGTTCTATTTGTGGTAGGATAAGCCTCAATTAAATAGGAATGATTCTTATTTACATTTACAGGAGAACTCCCTTTGGATAAAGAACTCCAAGAGTATTACGAAGAACGGTTCAACATGATGTCAACTAAAGGTTATAAAGACTTGTTGACTGATGTTGAAAGAATGATTGAAGAAAGAAATAATCTGATGGCTACTACAAGCCTTGAAGATTTAAACTTTCGTAAGGGACAGTTAGATGTCCTACATTGGCTTAGAACTCTCAAAAAACTTTCTGAAGAAGCCTGGGAGCAACTAAACGATGAGTAAGAGAATGTTTGAGTTTCGGTGTGGCGAAGGTCACATCACAGAAGAATATATTGACTCAGAGGTAAACGCTATTGAGTGTCCTGTTTGTCAATGTATGTCTCTTCGTATTATCTCAGCACCACGCATTGCGCTTGAAGGAATCACTGGTGATTTTCCTACAGCAGCCGATGCTTGGGCTAGGAAGCACGAAGAAGCAACAAGAGTCGCTGAAAAACGCAGAGGCTGAAGCGTCAGTGACATTTTTTATTTCCTACAATCACATAGTGACAGGAGTTTATACGCATGGCTCATTTTGAAGATCCGTTACAAGAAAAACTTGATTTTACACCTGATGAAGTAGGTGGTGATAATCCTAAAGTTGAATTAAAAAACGAACAGGAACCACAATTAGAGGACAACCCTGAAAGTTCTTTACCTGAAAAGTATCGAGGCAAGTCTGTTGAAGAGGTAGCTAAGATGCACCAGGAGTTAGAAAAACTCAACAGTAGGCAAGCTCAAGAGGTCGGTGAACATAGAAAGTTTGTTGACGATATGTTGAAACGGGAAATCTTACTAAACAAAAAAGAGCAACAGCCATCTCAAGAGATTGAAGAAGACCCTAACGAGAAATTTTTTAAGAAACCGACAGAAGCGATGGATGAGTATTTATCTAATCATCCAACCATCAAACAGGCACAAGAACAAGCCTTTCTGATGAAAGCTCAGTCTGCTCAACAAAACTTGCAACAACAGTTTCCTGATTTTGTAGAAATAGTAAAAGACCCTGCTTTTAAAGAGTGGGTAAATGCTTCTCCTATCAGACAAAGACTGTACGATGCTGCTGATGAGGGGTATGACTTGTCTGCTGCTTCTGAATTGTTTGGTACTTGGAAAGCTATTTCAGGTTCTAAACAAACAGAGCAACAGGTAGTCAATAATAATGAAGTTCAGGATAATAGAAGTAAATCTTTAAAAGCTGCTTCTGTTGATACTGGTACTTCTTCTATTAGTTCTAATAAAAGATATTCCCGGAAGGCAATTCAAGATCTGTTAAGAAATAACCCTGATAAATATTATGCTCACTCAGACGAAATCCTTAAAGCATATGCAGAGGGACGAGTCTATTAAATGAAAAGGAAATAAAAAATGGCACTAGGTTCTAATCATGTCACCAAGACCACTGCGGATAAGTTTATCCCAGAGATTTGGAGTGACGAAGTTGTCGCAGCTTACAAGCAAAATCTTGTTGCTGCAAATATGTTCAGCAAGATGTCTTTTAAAGGGAAGAAGGGTGATACGCTCCACATTCCTAAGCCTACTCGTGGTTCTGCTTCTGCAAAGGCAGCATCAACTCAGGTAACGCTTATTGCTGCAACTGAAACAGAAGTTCAAGTAGCTATCGACAAGCACTTTGAGTATTCACGTTTGATTGAGGACATCGTTGAGACGCAAGCACTTGCTTCTTTGCGTAAGTTCTACACTGATGACGCTGGTTACGCTCTTGCTAAACAAGTTGATACTGACTTGATTCAGCTTGGTCGAGCAGTTGGTTCAGGTACTGCTTACTCTACAGCAGCTTCAACCACTAACGCTTTCATTGGCTCTAACGGTACAACAGTCTATAACAGTTCATCATCTAACGCTGCTGCGTTGACTGATGCAGGTATCAGACGTTCTATCCAGCGACTCGATGATGCTGACGTACCAATGACAGATCGTTGTATGATTGTCCCACCATCAACAAGAAATGTCCTTATGGGTATTGCTCGATTTACTGAGCAAGCATTTGTTGGTGAGCAAGGTGGAGCTAACACAATCCGTAACGGTATGATTGGTGATCTATATGGCGTTATGTCTTATGTATCAACTAATGCTGATAGCGGTGCTGGAAGCTCTGGTGCTGACCGTATTTGCCTACTTGCACACAAGGACGCTTTTGTTCTTGCCGAGCAGATGGGTGTACGTTCTCAGACCCAGTACAAGCAAGAGTACCTCGGTACGCTATTCACATCAGATATGCTTTACGGTGTAGCTGAGTTACGTGATAGCTCTGCTGTTGCTCTAGCTGTTCCTGCTTAATTAAGTAGGTATCTCCCCAGGCTCATAAGGTCTGGGGAGTTTTATTATTGTCGTTCATCCATTAGGACGGAAGTAGGGAAACCGAAGGAACGCATCTTTCTTTATAGGAGGGTGTTATGTCTTGGCAAGACTTCTGTCGCAAGCGTGAATTAAATAATCACAAAAAACAACAACTACTTAAACTACGACAAAGGAAACACTATGTGGACTAAACCTGAATACACTGAGATGAGATTTGGTTTTGAAGTCACGATGTACATTGCAACTAAGTAAGGGCGTATAATGGCTATTTATAGAGGACCAGGTGGATCAGGAGACGCTACAACAGACGCTGCTAGTCAGGCTACCGTAGCCACAACTAAAGCTGCTGAAGCTGCTGCATCTGCTTCTGCTGCGTCCTCTTCTGCCACTTCTGCTGCTACTGAAGCATCTAACGCTTCTACGTCAGCAACTAATTCTGCAACATCTGCTACAGCATCTGCTAGTTCTGCTACAGCTTCTGCATCTTCTGCAACGGCTGCTGCTAGTTCAGCTACTTCTGCTGCAGCTTCTTTAGATTCTTTTGATGACAGGTACTTAGGTGCTAAGTCATCTGCTCCATCTACTGATAACGATGGTGACGCATTAGCTGAAGGAGCAATGTATTACGACACTGGTGACGATATCATCTATGTCTGGAACGGAACAACATGGCAAACCATTACAACAGGTAGTGGTGGACTACAAGCTGCTAATAACTTATCTGATGTATCTAGCGCAAGCACATCAAGAACTAATCTTGGTTTGGCTATTGGTTCTGACGTACAAGCACACTCTGCTGTACTTGATGCTACCACTGCATCCTACACAACTGCTGAAGAAACTAAACTAGCTGGTATTGAAGCCAGTGCAACAGCAGATCAAAGTGCTGCTGAGATAAAGACTGCTTACGAAAGCAATGCAGATACTAACGCATTTACTGATGCTGACCATACTAAGTTAGATGGTATTGAGGCATCCGCTACTGCAGACCAAAGTGCTGCAGAGATTAAAACAGCATACGAAAGTAATGCAGATACAAACGCATTTACTGACGCAGATCACACAAAGCTAGACGGTATAGAGGCTAGTGCTGACGTAACAGACGCAACTAACGTAACTGCTGCTGGTGCGTTGATGGACAGTGAAGTTACTAACCTGGCACAAGTTAAAGCATTTGATTCAGCAGATTACGCTACTGCTGCACAAGGTACACTGGCTGCTAGTGCATTACAGTCATCTGACATAGGTTCTACTGTTCAAGGCTTTGATGCTGACACATTGAAGGCTGACACTGCTGACACACTTACAGCACCATTCAGAGGCACAGTTACTACTGACAACGATCTATCGTTTGACTTAAACGTAACTAATAACTTTAGTTGCACACCAACTGGTGCAGGTACATTAACCTTTACAAACCACACAGCAGGTCAGAGTGGATTTATCTTACTAGACAACTCTGGTGGTCATGCTATTGCTGCTCATGCCAATACAAAGATTAACGCTGCTGACTTAACAACAATCTCAACTGCTGGCGTTTACACACTCAGTTACTTTGATAACGGAACAAATGCTTATGTATCAGTAAGCAGGAGCTTTGCATGAGTTTATTGCCTGTTGGCTTTGGTGCATCTGGTGATGACTATGAGATCACAGATAGTCTAAGAATGCGTAGTTCTGCGTCTGCTTATCTAAGTAGAACACCTGCTAGTGCAAGCAACCAAACAACTTGGACTTTTAGTGTATGGGTTAAAAGAGGTGCTTTAGGAATACAACAAAATTTATTTAATCCTGCTCGTGGAGGGGATGGCTCTAATGAATCTCAAATGGGATTTAGAGCAGACGATACGCTTTGGATATATGACTCTGGAGGACTTAGAGGTATTTTTTATACTAATCAAGTATTTAGAGATCCTTCAGCTTGGTATCACCTTGTATTTGTTCTTGATACAACGCAAGCTACTTCAACAAATCGATTTAAGTTGTATGTGAACGGTGAGCAAGCAACTTTTTCTTCGGCAACTTATCCTAGTCAAAATATAACTTGGGGATGGAATTCCACACAAGAGCATAAGATAGGTGTGTACGCTTATTCTGGATCTTTCTACGATTTTGATGGCTACCTAACAGAAATGAATCATGTTGACGGTCAGGCATTAGATCCAACAGACTTTGGTGAGTACGATGCCAACGGTACTTGGAAGGCTAAAAAGTACACAGGCACATACGGCACGAATGGTTTCTATCTACCGATGAAGCCTACGACACAGGCTCAAGGTTTTAATACAGTGTTGTACACAGGTGATGGTACAGCGGTCAGTGTTGCAAATACGGGCTACGC